GACTGTAGAACCTTCTCAATTTTGATTGGTGCTGTATTAATCAAGTTTGTTATTTCATTTTCAATTTCTCTTGGTTTTCCATTAAAAACTTTCACATGCAACTTTCCAGCGTTGCCTCCATCTCGCAACGGTTCGCACCGACCTTTTGAGTCACTTTGAGTATTCATAGTCAATGAATTTAAAAATGAATGGACAGGATTTGATACCTGCAATGTTGATATGAGTAGGTATCCGACTGTGCCACCGAAGCGTAATGTTTAAATGTCAGCCATCAAATGTTTATATGTGAAATCACTTTTCATTACACATCCTCACTGTTCTTACTGCCAATGAGTTTTTGTTGCTCATATTTTAAGATGGGATCACATTTACCGGGAAACTTCTCAGTTATCTTATCAATGCACACAGTACCATCGAGCTGGCTACAGCCCTTCTTACATACATTATTGAACCAATCCTCGATTATACCTGTAGGCATCACTGGAGCATCTGGTTTGACCTCTCCTGCATTGTTAATTTTCTGAACGATTCTTCCAATCACTGTTACAAGTGCTTGTTGTTGTTCTTGTGATACTTGTTGTGATACAACTTGAACGTAAATATTAAAAGCATCATTTACAATCTTCTTTTCATTGTCTGTTAACATTTTCAATTCCTTTATATATTTATAAAAATTCTTATTTACTTTTGGTAGCATATGTGGTACTCTACCAATTAAGTTACCTGTCCATATAAAAGAGATTCACAGATTAATACTTTACGTGCTCTGCCATTCAGTTGAGCTATCTCCCTGCTTTGACACCCCGAAAGACACCAGAGCAGGGAGAGAGGGACTCGAACCCCCAACCACGGCATTATCAGTGCTTTTTTTGATTGCTGAATTTAATCTTCAGAATCTCTTTATGATTTTATAAAAATAGTTTACAGATTAAATGGTTTGCTCAACCATTAAGCACATCCGTTCCAGATTGAGTTTTTTGTTTGTCCTACTGGTGTTGTAATAGATTCACCCATTATTACGATACCTTTCAATTAAGTTATAAACTTCTGTTGATTAATAAACTAAATAGAATGATTTACAGATTGTACATACTTTTAGCGATTGCTCTGCCAACTGAGCTACTCCCGCACAATAAAGCGAGAGACGGGATTCGAACCCATGACACATTGCTCGAATTAGTTTTTGGTTGCTGTAGACAATCTTCAAAATCATTCAATATAGTTTACAAATAAAGGGGAGATTAGATTTTAATCGGATAAACAATCCCACGGACAAAGAGTTGCATTTAGCTTTAATGACACATTAGGTTAACCACACAAAAAACTGCTTGCAAAGCTGCACCGCCCTTGATTGTTATGCCCCATAAAATAATTACAATACAGATTAATATACCCGGATTTGAACCGGAAAGGTCAATTTCGTAGATTGATTGCTAACCATTAGCATTTGGTTGTTTGCTGAAATTAATCTTCAATTGCAGTTTAAATTGGTGTGATACTTAAGTGCCGTAATAACATTACTTAAGTATCACTTATATTATACTTGAGTCTTTCCAGAAATATTCTGGAATTATCAAATTTAATAACTATTTCTAAGATGTCAAAGAACTTCTATTTAATAATTTACTATCATTTTAAGATTCTAACCAATATAATAAATTCCATTGAAAAAGTCAAGTTTTAATTTTTATTTTTATGGAGAGTACAATTACAAGACCATTATTTTCTTGTACGGCAGTGAACCCGCTATACTGCACTATCTTTTCTATCTCTTTAAAAGAACAATACTAATATAATTACCGCCATTTTTATACGCAAGGTTTATTTATTTTATTGCACAAGGTGATATGCTCCATACTCACCAAGTTCTTCGATACGTTTCATGATACATGAACCGCAAAGTAAACCACCAACATCCTCTTTATCTGATGGTTTAATGTGTATCCAAATTTCGTCTTGTACAATAACATCAACGCAATATTGTTCACCACAATTCTGACATTTACATGACATAATAAAGTCCTCAATTAATATCGGAAATTTCTGGTTTAATTCTCTTTCTGTATTTTTTCATTAATGCCTTAATATATTTTCGACTTCTTTCTGTTTCTTCTCTTCGGCTTTGGCATTTTCCCATACAGCTTTATATTCATCATTTAAGAATACCTCTACAGGTGCATCACCAGATTCATCATGGTTCAGTATATCTTCTATTATAAGGCTCGTAGCACCCTTTAAATCTTCAAGGCTACCATTGTTATCTATAATGTAGTTCCATTCATTATAACCACCCAGTGCGGTCTCAGACTCGTGCTCATCTCTTACATCAGTATTTCTTTCAACTCTGATAGAAATGACCTTAATATCGTCACTATTGACATCACCAAATGCATTAATTTCATTTGGAAATCTTGCATCAGTCACAATGATAACATCAGCATCAGATTTGATTGCTCTATTACGTACTTGTTTTGCCCAAAAATCTGAATCAACTCTATCTCTAAAGATTTCAGTTCCATAGATTTGAAGTAATGCACGGGTCACGCCATTTTTATTTTCAAAGAAATTTTCATCTTTTACTTTGATTTCATCAATTGCATTAATAAGAGATTCAAGCATTTCATTTTTAGTCATGACAGATACAAATGTATTGACTAATGATTTTAAACCTTCAGCATACCCATTAAGATATGTTGCTAATTTTTTAAAATCGTCTTTACAATTATTTTTTAAATCATGTGCAAATAAATCAGTTTCAACTGTCAACTTCTTATCTTTAAACTTTTCAATTAAGAAATCCGCTGCCACATTTTTCCCGACTTGCATTTTTCCACTTAATAGTATCACATATTTCATTTTATTCCCTTGCAATTATTAAATGCTAAGATTCTATTTAATGAATCTCTTTTTAACCAAAATCCATATTTATTATTACATTCACCATATTTGACAAGGAATGTATCGCAATCAATATATTGTGAGTTGTATTTGATTGGTGAATTGAATATAAAATATAATCCTTTTATTTTATTTTTTTGGTTTTTGAGAATCCAACTATAAATATTGAATCATTACTATATGTTTCAAACTCAACATGATTTTTAAATAATATTAAATTCATTATATTTTGTCCACGATTTCAAGTGACAATGTTTGCAATGCATCATAAATTTGATTCAATGCTTTAGCTTCAGCAGCTTCATCAATCTTAGGGATGTCAACTCTATCGTTTAATTTTGTGATCAATTCTTTTTGATATTCTTCATTACCAAGAACTTTAATCATTTGTTTCTTGATAAACGGCTTCAACATACTGAGTAACCACTTTTTCATTTTACTCTCCTAATTTTTAAATTTCATAGTAAACAATAGCAATTTCAGATCGTTCCTTAATACATATATCCACATCACATTTATCTGCAATGAATTCATTTATATCATCCAAATTCTTTTTGTGTAGGTCACTACAATTTTCTGTTGATAAATTAAATATTTTACATTTTTTCATATACATATCTTTTACTGAGATGGGGGCTTTCACCCCCCACTCATTTATGAATTATTATTTCTATTAATTATACTACGTTTTAATTTGATTGTGTATCAACTTTAAAATCTTCATCCATATCAGCTTCACTGATCGGGACGTAATCTCTACATAATGATTCAGAAGCCACACACCTCTTACATTATACCAATGATATTTGCTTCAGAAACTACAAAATAATCTACACCTTCAAGCGTGATAGAAATTTCTGTCATTTTTCTGAAAATAATTTTATCACCAGCTTTAACTTTCAATGGTCTCAATGTACCATTTTGAACTCTAAAACCATTTCCAGCTTTAATTACTGTAGCTTTTGAATATGATTTGGATACTGGGTTATCAACGATGATAAGACCGCCCGGTGTTTCTGTTTCTCCACCGTCCTCCATTATCACCAACACATTATCATACAAAGGCTCAAATGTTACTTCTTCACTTTTAACACCACTCATCTCAATCTTCCTTTCGTTAAATGATTGTTTTATAAATTAATACATTCTCAACATCTTTGATTTTGTCGAGACTTTTTGCGTTATACTCTTCTAATGTTTCATCAATATCATACATAATATCACTATCATTTACTTTTTGTAAATCAACTCTAATTGAATCAACATAACCATCACTATACACCAAATACATATTTTGACTTGCTTTACTTGTGAGGTTTAATCCTTTATCAGAATAGTCATTAGCACCAACAAGACTACCGCTTCTCATCAACGAATCTTTAATTTTTGTTTCATGTAGATGCCCACACACTATATAATCGATTTTGATGTTTCTACCTTGAATAAATCGAGTTACAGTTTTAGCAACATCAACAGACTTCATTTGTCTACCCAAGAAATTACCATGAGTGATTAAAAAGTTGTTACCATTTAATCCTAAAACAAATTCTTGATTAGAACCATCAATGAAATTCACACGTCTATCTTTTTTGAATAATCTTTTTAGCATTTCGTAAATCATGAAATCAAAATTGTCAGTTGCGAAAAATTTGCCCATAGTAAATTCTTCTCTGATTCGTGATTCATTCCCACTTACAGAAATTATGTTTATATTTGCGACACCACTTATATCTGATATAAAATTGCGTATCAAATCTAATCCAAGGAGAGTAGCTTTACCTCTGTTTGTGGCCATGTTCATAAGTTCGTCTGGTCTTCTATCACTGTTAATCAAATCACCTGTCATTACAAGAAATACTGTGCTTATATTGTGTAATTCTATATGCTTGATGATTCTTCCAGAGAAATTATACATACGTTTACTTGCAATTTTAAAATCATACTTATTAGCATTGTCTCCCAAATCAACAAGTTCGTTGAAATGAGTATCAGATAATTGTATAATCATTGTTGTGGCAGAATCGGTTTCTTCATGTTTGCTGGCTAACGGGAATGTTTTTTTGTCAAGAAGGTCACACAAACTCTTGATGTATTCCTCAAAAGCATTTTCGGCTCTTGCTACTTTTCTGAATGATTTGTTTTCGATTCTATTTTTATCTTGAAGTTTTTGTTTCTGTTTAGCAAGTTTGATATTATGTTCTACAACTTCCTTATCAGCATCAACTTCAACTTCAACAGGCCATGCTTGTGAACCGCAGTTTTTACATTTGTGTCTTTTTCTACCGCTCGCAGGGTCTACACCCTTTCTTACGAATTCATCATGACCACATTTTTTACAAACTATCATATCCCAACTCCTATTATTCATTTAGCAATTTTGGTGATACATCTATATAATCAATTCCGGCAACACCTTCAGTAATCAATTCACCATTGATACCAACTTTACCACAACCACATTTTCGCACACATGCAAGTTCATTGCATGTAATTGTTTGTCCGCAATGTAAACATTTAACTTTTTTGTTAATTTTCATTTTTTCCCCCATCGAATTCATATATATAATCGTCATTTCCTGTGTAGTCAATCAACACTCTCCCACATTCTGAACAACTAAATTGTTCTGCCGGGATGCTATCAAAACTATTCCAAGAATAAAACCCTAAACCACAAAGACATTCTACTCTCAGCACATCATCATAGCTGGTAATATTTTCTATATGGTTATTATTGCTCATCGATTTAAGTTTATTTTTAAATAATGTTAAAAAGAGAGCCTTCTTTTCTTTTTCACCTATTTCATGTTCACGTCTTCCATCTTCCATCACATCATTGAATCGAGACGAATCTAAAAATAAATCCAAATCGTTAAAATTGAAATTTATCTTCATTTGTTTTAAAACGTCCATCAATGTAAATTCAACTAAACCTATCCCATTCAAATAACCAATCAAATAATCTCTATTTTTACACACAATAGGAATCCAATATGGTTTATTTTCTCTCAATGGTGGTCTATATCGCATGTTAATCTCCTTAATCTTATCCATGTAACCACTTCTCCATTAAGTATTTATATTTCTGCCATATCATTCATGCCATATTTAAAAGATTTTAAGATTTTTTTAATTTCTTCAGCAGTCATCGTAGCAATATACATCTTTGCTTCTTTAATTCCCACTTGGAAATATGATGCGATATATTTTATATTATCCAAATCTAAATCTTTATGTATCTTAACACTTTTATAATCAATGAATACTTTCTGTTTAGGTAACACACCTTTTAAAAAATTATAATGTGATTGCTTTGACATCAAATGACCATGTTGATTTATTTCATTTACAATAGGAATGAATATATCAACCGATGATAACCACCTGTTAACCATATATGGATTATAATTTTTAGATATATCAGGGTCTGACATATCTAAATCTTTTTTATCCACAGTCATTGCATCAATATAGTCCCAGGGCTTGTCCATTATATCTCCACTTCCATTACTTCATTTCGTTTGAAATCAAAATCGGATGATTTAATTGGGAAATTCAAATCTTTATATTTTTCATTGAATAAAGATTTCCCCTTTGTCCAACTTTCTGATGCTGTTCTTGTTCTGCAAGATTTGTGGTAAACCAATATGTCAGCAACAGCAACTTTGTATCCACGTTGTAACGCTTGAATGCATATATCCATTGCATACATATCTTTATCATTTTTATAAGTTTGTATATCGAATGCCATTCCAGCTTTAAGAAGAGAACCACGTATTGCTAAGACGCAACCTTCAACAGCAACGCAGTCATCAAAGTAACCAACTGCACCATATACTGTGTGTTTCCCTTCTGTAATATTCTTACCATCAACACCTTCAACGATGTGACCCACTGGTTCATTTTTTCCATCAAACCACCACCCTTCTTTGTGTATTTGTTTTACACCCGCAACACCCATCACACCAATTTCTGGTTTTTCGGTGAACAACATATTTATTTTGTCAATAAAGTGATTGTCCATTATATTCACATCTTCGTGAATAAATATAACGATTGTTTCATCTGTAATAGCTTTATTCCCCATTAACATTTGTGTTATCATGAAATACTTATTATTTATTTGTTGTCTTATCAAGTTTCCATCAGTATCTGGTTTGTCACCAATTTGAAAACATGGAACTGGAAATCTTTTAGCTGATGGAACAAAATATGTATTGAATGTTTCATCACTATATCTTGCAACTACTATATTGGGAACCATTATATCTCCTTACATCACTTTACGCATTTCAAATAAACACGCCGCGAAATTTAATTCTTTATCATTTACAAATGCATGTCTAAAATCAAACTCATTTAGCATGATATATAGTTGTGCTCTCACACCCATGTCTTCAACCATCCCATTATCGAGCATATTCTTTTTTACCAATGAATATATCCCACCATATTCGACACTATTATCCGACATGTACTTACGTGCTTTTGTGATTTTCTTAGTCAGAATCATTTTGTAAAATTCATCATTAAGATTTTTAATTTTGAATATTTCTTTATTAATCACACCATATTGCTCATTACAATCACGAAGCAATTTAATCATTGTTCTGATGTCAGGATAACAGGCTTTCATTAATTCAAGAAGTGTTTGAGGACTATCAAGCGCAATACCTTCATTTTTCAAAATCTTCCTAAGATGCTTTCCAATTTCAGGCATTAATACTTTTTTAGTTGCCAAATCTTTAAAATTAAAATCAACAGGGTCAAGTCTTGACTGAAGAGCATTTTTAATTTTACTGGTATCATTACAAGTACAAATGAACCTACACACATCATGATACTCTTCAATAGAAGCTCTCAATGCATCCTGAAGTTCTGGTGTTGCACCATCAAACTCATCCAATATAACTACTTTATTTTTATCATCGAATGTCATAGACTCAGCATAACGGGAAATTTTACTTCTCAATACGTCAATACCACGTTCTAATGATGTGTTAATGTAAATATAATCGACATCACATTCTTCAACCAATGCCTTTGCCGTAGTCGTTTTACCAACACCCGGAGATACAGAATAAAATAACATATTAGGAATGTCGTTTGATTCTACTATCTGTTCAAATTTACGTCTTAAATTTGGTGGAAGTAATATATCTTTAATACGAATCGGTCTATATTTTTCATGAAACAAAGTAAAATCAGGATTACAATATATCTCACTCATTTACAAACTCCTATTTCTTTTTCTTGTGTTTATTTTGCCATTCTCGTTTACTCTTTTTCTTCTTTTCCTTTTCGGTGTGGGCTTCAAGCTGTCTACGTTGTTTTCTTGTCAACTTACGCATCCCTTCTTGAGCAACCTGTTGTGCTAATATCTGTTCTTCATCCTCCGCTTTAGGATAAATACATTGACATGGGATAGGTGCTTTGTTTCTTGCATCTCTACCAACATAACCTCTACCCCAACAATGTTTACAATTCACTTTAGGGTCTTGAATCTTTGTACCAATTTTCTCCGCAATCTTACGTATGACATCCATAGGGTTGATTTTCTCTTGCTCTACAATCTCACCACTTTTTGTGTCAATGAACTCATCTCTGTTCTCAGGGAGGTCGTACTGTTGTCCCAATAAATTATTATCTTCCATGTTATTGTCCTGTTTATGCGCGTTTTCTGTTTCTAAGTAACGCAGTGTAAAGTTTTAATTGGATGTCTTTCCCTTTCATTTCGAAAATCAAATGGCCGGGTTCTTTTATAGAAACCACGTAATCGTGTCTTGATGGTAATTTTGTAAAGAAGTCAGAAAATATTTTAAATTCTAATGGTTCGAGTTTTTTATTCGAAACTGTCGCTTCAAATGATTTTTCAAATGAGTTATCTCCCTCTACCATACAAATTTTGATATTGATTTTACCTTCAGCACAAGTGATGACTGAGTGTTTGGAATTTTTAATCAACGTACTCATCTTAACAATTTCCATTAATGATTCAGAATCTAAATCAAATTTAAAATCTGGAGAATCCATACTAAAATCGTCTGGTCCAGTTTTCATTCTTGATGTGTCTGAAAGGATGTAAGTAAATTTACTCGCATCAGTAGAGAGCATCAATTTATTCTGATCGATTTTAATTTCTGGGTTGTTTAATGTTTTTAGGAATCTATAAAATTCTGTGTATTTATAGAAACCAATCTTTTCTTCAAGACCAAAAAAATCATGTGGTGCTGATAAAATATAAGCAGCAGTTTTTTCTGCATCCTGTCTTCTAATTTTAATTTTACCATTCTGTTCATCGTATTCAATAACAATTTTATCATTGAATGGTGTTAGTTGACTAACTAAGTCAAAAAATTCATGTTTATACGAAATCGATTCCATATAATTAAACTCCTATTTCAATTTTTATACAGATATAAAGTATACCTTATAATATAATAAATTCTACACAAAAGTCAATAGTTATTTTTATTATTTTGTAAACTTTCTACGGGCCTGTATAAAAAGTACAGACCCGTAAAAATTATTATTTGTCTGTACTTCCAAATCCACCAGATCCCCTTGATGTGTCTGACAACTCATCAGACCATTCTGGTTCAATTTTTGGAACAGGCATGATGACCATCTGTAGTATTGCTGCACCTTCTTTGAAGTGTGATAAAGAACTCATATATTGTTTTATAAGTTCTTCACGTTGATTGTGTGTTGCACCATCAACAGCAATATTGAATGTCTGCAAAAAATCAAGTGTGAATTGATTGTAATTGAAACGTGCTTTTATAGAACCCCTATATCCACAATCAATAATCCCAACAGAATTACACAATTCTAAATCTGTTTTTGAAATCGAACTCCTTGGAAATAAAAAACCAGCAAATCCCTCTGGTATTTCAACTGATATCCCAAAATCATATTCAATGTAGTTCTCTGTTAATACTGGACCTTCTATTGGATACAAATCTAATCCAGCATCACCATCTTTTGCATATGATGGCAAAATCGCTTTTTCGTTCATTTTTTTAAACTTGATTTTCATTTAAAAACTCCTTAAGTTTTTGTTCAACATTATCTTTATAAGATATTCTAATTAATGTGATATTATTTTGTTTACAATAGTCAGTTTTTATTTTATCATTTTCTTTACATCGTCTAAACTGTTCTTTTAATTGTTCATCATTTAATTTACCAGACCAATTTATAGGTTTAAAATGATGTTATCCATCGAATTCAATACATGTATTATAGTTTGGTAAATAAAAATCAAATGGTAACAATAGTATATTTTTACAATCATCAAATGTTTTTTCTGAAATAAAATTAATATTATTATATATTAAAAATTTTTTAATATATTCTTCATATTTTGATGTATTGCATTTTGGACAACCTTTACCTCTTAGATGGTTATTTGGTGATTGTTTAAATTTATGATCATGCTTATTACATGTGATTATTACTTTATCACTAATATTATTATAATCAATTTTAGAATAATCGTATTTATTACCATGAACGGCTTTTGCTTTTTTTAATGAAATCTTGAGTTATTATACATCTTGACATAAGAAGACCCCCTAATAGATATAAATTTAAGTGAGGAGTGATAGGTGATTCTTGATTAGGCAAGAAAAAGGAAGCGATCCTCTGTCCCACACACTCTACTTATATTTATATATCTTCTTACAAACTTTCAATATATTTTCTTTTTCTTCAGGTCTTGCCATAAGTAAATGGTTGATTTCATCTTTCAATACATTTGTTGGCATAACAGGTCTTGCATATTCCTGACCACTTTCTGTTGTGAAGAAATGGTAGTCATCAAATATCAACGGGATGTCCTTTTGGCATTGCTTGAGTAAGTCAAGCATCACCGCACGAATTTCCCAATGTGCAAACACATCACATCTCATTTTGAAAATTTGCCTCCATTCTCTGAGATTTGCTTTTATTACAATAGGTGCTTCTGTTGCAATAGGAAGTACTTGACGTGCATCTTCAGGTTTGTATCCAGCTTTTAATAGTTCACGGTATGCCAATTCAACAAATTCAAAATGATTTGTTATTGAATGTTCTATAAATCCAATCTCACTATTTTTATTTATCACACAATCATCTTCATCCTTATGAGGTGGAACAACAACATGCAAATCAGATTCATTTACATACCTTGTTGATTCTTGAGCAAATGATGCCAAGCGATGACGCACAAGCTCATGAGTCACACCACGAGATACCTGTGTAAATTTAACTGTCATATCAGCAAACTCAATCATTGCATAATGATTACGATTCAGTAAATTTGCTACAAGTTTCAAATCATTTTCTGGTGTTTGTTTATCAAATGATTTATAACATATACGTGCAGCCGATGCTATTTGCCAGATTACATCATCTGTCTTTGAGAGCACTTCAAATTTACCCTCATTCTTAAACATTTTCATTTCAATCCTCTCTAATCATTGTTAGATTATTAAATTCTGTCATATCATCGATAATGTCTTCTGACACTATCAATCTATAACCGTTATTAACTTTATCAAGATGGAATATACCAACACCGCTTTTGATGGCAGTTGCCTTGACAATATTTAAATCAACATATGTTCCATCTTTTTTATTCAGTCGTAGTGTTCTTTTCATTTACAATTCCTAATTTTTTCATTTCTTCTTCATCAATAGGGATGGGTTCAATAATATAACCCAATAAAGTTTGACGCTTGGGAATACGCACATCTAATTCTTCTTTAATATTTTGCGCTTTCTTAAAAAATTCTTTTTGACGGTCTTTGTTAGATTCAATTAAATTATAATGAATACCTTCACCATCTTTTCTGTAATCCCAAACACCACCCAATGACTCTTTTCCTATTTCGTCAATATTAATTTGTAACGCTAATCCCAATGGGTGAAGAAAAGTTCTATTTAACTCTTGTAAATATCCCTCTCTCTGAATTCTTTAATGTCCATATATTTAATTTGTTCACTCATAATTATTCCTTTGGATAAATATCAATTGCGATTAGTGTATAATCATCTTGAACTACACCATCTCTAACCGTTACTGTTCCTGTGTAAATTTTTTCTTCCATTATGGTCTTGGTGTATCTTCTGAATTATCACTAATATCTTTTTGTGATTTTACTTGGTCTATAACAACTTTAGCTTTAACTACATTTTCCCATGTTTTAGATTTTGGGTTATTTACTACAACACCCATTTCTACTGAATCCGATTGGTCAATAATTGTGTCATCTTTTTCTACTGAATCAGGAGAAGTGTTGAATTGTTTTTCGTATACTTTTTTGTCAACCTGTTCCGGTTGGTCAAATAAATTTAATTGTTCACAATCAATATGTTCTTTTTCATATTCTTTTAATTTTGTAACAACAGAATCAAATTCATTTTCAGCATCTTCATCAATAACCCCATCACAATTTTGTTCAAGGTTAGAGATGGGTTCATCTTGTTCTTTTAATTTGTCAACAAAAGAAGAAAACTCTTCTTCAGATTCCATCATTCCAACCATATCTCTTAAAACATTATTCACCAATTCATTGAACGTTATGTTTTGTTCATGTGCCATAACAGCAAGTGTATTGAATTGAGCATCTGTCAAATCCAATTCAATTTCTTCGGTGTTCTTTTCATCACAATATTCATCTGACGTAACCAAATCAATAGTATCACTTGAATCAATCGAAAAATTACATGCTTGTAAAAATGATTTGAACATCGTACACAACTCTTCGAGTGTTACTTCATTGTGTTTTGTTTGAATTACCACATCGGTAAAATCATATTGATTTGTTTCATCTTTTGTTTTAATAAACTTATACATTTTAAAAACTCCTTACGTTAATTAATAAATTTTTCTTCATCCAAACATTCTTTTTCATATTAAGCACCACATCCTGAATGACCACAATCTTTACATACGAAACATCCAGATTGCATTTCAAGGCTATCGCTTTGACATTCTGGACATTGCACACCAACGATTTGTGTACCATTGTCGATGGTTTCTCCAATAAATTTTCTAACTGCGGTCAACAATGTACTAACATTGTCACCATTGATATCTCTCAACGCAACAAGAATATCTTGACATGGGATGTTGTGTCTTAGACACAAACTAACCATTCTCGCAAGTCTATTCGAAGCACTATCACCAAGACATTTATCCCACGTATCTTCAACAATTTTCAATGATAAACCACAGTCAACTGCAAGTTTACTAAGTTTCTTACATGCCTTTGTTGATACTCTCACGTCAGTTTTATTGTTTGTATTTATCCACATAGCAATTGGGTATTTCATTTCTATATCTTCAGGAAGAAAACTAAAATGAATATAGAATTTCATACCTTCACGTTTGATAGTTTTTGTTGGGCCATTTACAAATGTGTCTGGTAATTTAACACCCTTCTTTATAATTTCATTCTTCTCATCAGCATTCTCAAGTTTTTCCATAACTGCTTCCATTGACCCTGTGCGATAAGTAGTAACGCCAATCAATCCACGTTTCCATGCTTCAACATAAAGTTCTTTGAATTTTTCAAATGAATATTTATTTGGAAGATTTATTGTTTTACTTACAGATTGATTACAATAGAATTGTACAACTTCCTGAATGTTAAGATGGTCTTGGATATCTAAATCAGATGTAGTAACCAAGAAATCAGCTTTTTTATTTTCAGGGAAATTGTCAAGAATCCACTGATAACCATAATCACGAAGAGTGTATACCTCACAGAGACCTCTATTATGAGGTTCGTAATAATATTTCGTACTTCCATATTCACCTTCCCAATATGTAAAATCTTTTTTCTTTTTTTCTTTGAGTATTTCTTTTACATTTTCTGAATTCAATCCTTCAGGAAATGGACAGATAACTTTGCGTGTGGATTCTAAATCAAATACTGGCTCAATACCATTACTTACATTATCACAAACAACAGAAGAATTATGAGATATTATACCATTATTAACAATATATGAGTGGTCATCTGCAACTTCAATATCCAACATAAAATCGTCAACAATATTTATACCAACAACGGGTTCACATTTATAATCATTTATATTTATTTTCATTTATATCCCCTTTAAAAAATCAACACATTTATTTACAATATCTTGTTTATTTATTTGATAAAATTATATCTCCAATCATCACTTCATGTAGACATTTCCACTCTGCATTATCATCATCAATTTTAACTAATATTTTGTGGTCTTTTTTACCAATAATCATATCACTTTCAGTTTTGATTTCTAATCCTTTAGTTTTTCCTTTAACAAACAAACCTGTTATATATTTAAAGTTATTTGTGTGTGTTAATACCTGAGAATTTGATATTGGAACAAACCACTGATTTTCATATTTTTTATAATCAATAGAATTTTCTTCAAATAACACCTTTAAAGATTTATTTCCATTATCAGTATGAATAATTGTATTATGAGAAACGCAATTTCCCAAAGGGGGATTAGTGGATGTCTTAGCATTACGTAAACCATATGTTTTGATTATTTCTTTTGTTTGTGGATTTAATCTTTCTGATTTGAAATATTCAGTTTTAGATAACTCATCATAATTGAATAAAGGAAAAGCGCCCTTTTCTTTTGCAAGTAATGCAGATGTTTGCATTGTGATATTTTCTTTTAATTCTTTTATTCTTTTTGTAAACTCAACAGCTTCAGGTGAATTGTATTTAATACCCAACATAATCAATGCAGAACCTAATCCATTTACACCCATACCAAACTGTCTAAGATTCTTTACAGCCCATGCATACGATGGAAGAGGAAGTTCTGTAAGATCACAGACACTGTCAAGCATTCTTGAAAACATCATAATGTCAGTTTTATACATTTCCCAATTAAAACAGGGAACACCATCACAAATTTCAATATATTGTGTCAAGTTAATAGAACCAAGAAGACATACTGTTGACATCACAGGATTGCCCGGTATCTCACCACACCGAGCAACAGAACACCCATTAACAACAATATTTTTATTTTGTGGTTCTTTGATACAGTAAACGTTTTGAATTTCATCTTTTTCTATATTTTTAACAACAATGTAATTTTTTCTTTTAGACTTGGTATTTAAATTTAATTCCATTCTATCAGTTTTGTGGTTTTTAAACATATCTGATACTATATTATAAAAATATTTGAATTCCGACATATACATAACCAATTCATAATCCGATTTACAATTGTGATATTTATAACCACCAACACCATCCGGGAGTTTTCTTTTTCCAGCACCACGTCTTTTTAATATTGATGATTTAATACCTATAGATGATAACAACACACCAATTTGTTTTAAATATGATTCATCTGATTGTGATATTCTGATTGATGGTTTATGCTTAGTTACATGCCCATCAGCAAAAAATAAACCAGCAATGTAATTTTTGGCATATTTATTTTTTCTTGAGTTTTCAAAAAATATATTTGGTATGTGTTTTTTTCTTTTTTCCCAACCAAATTCATATTCAAGTAATCTATAAATAAATGACGATCCAATACGTATTTTATTTTTATATTTTGTTATATAATATGGTGATATTTTTCTATTTTGGTGTTCAGATATACTTTTTCCGTATTTATTATATAAAGTATCAATAATATTAATAATTTTATTTTGCATATTATCAACATCATTACCCCACAAATCAATACACACAAGATATTTATTACTGATTTGGTTTACAACACAACCATCACCATCAATCAATCCTAATAAAAATGCCAAATCATCCAATTCATCATTTATAAATTCTGGATAATCTTGTAATGTGTATAATATTTTATCACCTACAAATAAATCTTTAGCCTTTTTTGCTCCATCAACTGTAAAAAATCTATGGTTTTGTGTTGCGACTATAGGCATAAAATGGGATTTTAGTGTTATTTTTAATGTTTCGACATTCTCTTGTGTTAATTCAACCGGAGATGTTGATTCAATATAATTGGCAGTTTCAATCCCATGATGATCAAATATTTCTTTTTCATTATCAAGAAGAACGACACGACCATCTTGTAATAATGTCAATTGTGTGTTTTGTTTATTATAATATTCAAATGTTTGACAACCATCTTTTGTAAATAAATACATATCTTTTGAAAAACATGGATTGGTTGCGTTGCATTCACCAAGATATGATATAGGGTTGTTCTTATTCATGTTGTCAACAAAAAGGATTCCGGGTTCTGCACGGTGGTATGTAGATTTCATGATAAGGTCATAGAGATGTCTTGCCTTGACTCTTTTTACTACTTTGCCTTCCCATACTAATTCCCACATTTCATTCTTTTCTACAGCTACCATGAATGTATCTGTTACAGCAACACTCATATTGAATTTTGTCAACTTACCAGATTCTTGTTTTGCGCGAATGAATTCTTCAATATCAGGATGATCAATAGAGAGACATCCCATCATTGCACCTTTGCGTGTTTCTTTGTCAACGATACCAAAGAAATTGAGACGTTCTTCTTTAGTTGTATGGTCTTTCAATGTGTCAAGGTATCCATCGTTATCACCATTGACAATACAGCTTGCGACCTTATCCCAGACTTCCATGTAAGCGATTACACCTGGATGTCTAATACCAGTACCTTTGATTATAGAGCCTCGTGGACGTATGAAATCAAAGTTTAATCCATAACCACCTTCAGAAGCAAGAGTCTTTGCTTGTTCCAGTATTGTCAAGAATATATTAACAAGGTCATCAGGTGTATCTTTAGTTTTTATTTCAATTTTATTTTCAAAGTGTTCATTTTTTCTGATGTATGATATCTTAGCATTTTGAACAGGTCCATTAATGAAACAATTCATCAAGGTTGCGTTATGGTAATCTGTTCCAATGTTAGTTGTTATTCTACCACCAGGTGAGCATTTGATTCCAATGGGATTTCCCTCTTTGTCAAATCTAATCATTGTGTTTAAAAACACATCATACCATTTTTCCGGGTTCTTTTCATTTGAAGCTAATTCTCTTGCAATTCTTTGGAATGTTCCTAATGGTGTTTCATTTTTGTATTGATATTTATTTTCCCAATTGTTATATGCAATTGTAGTTCTAAAAAAGTTTTCTTGCATTTTATCTTCTTCCTTTCCATAAATGTTTTTCAGTTATAATTTTGAATTCATATCCATATTTTTTACAATATTGAATGGTGGCAGTCCATTTATTAGAATTCTTTATCCATCTTATCATTTCGTATCTGTATCTTTCTTCTCTTTTTTTATTTTTATTCTTTGGTTTATCTGGTGGTGTTGTCTGTTTGAATGGTTTAATTTCTATTATAAATGTTCTAATCCCATCTTTTGTTTGCATTTTAGCGATCACATCTGGATAATATCTATGGACTTTTTTGTCAATTTCAAATAGATATGGTATTGCTATCGATTCAACGCTCCATTCAAGTATATTTTTATTATGGTCGCACCAATACATCACACGAGATTCCCACGAGGAGCGATAAAATGGTTTACCTTTCCCAACATACTTTGATTTATATTTAGGATTATAATAACCTTGACTATATCCACCACCACTTTTCATTTCTATTTATATCCCATTGTTTTTTATAAATATTATTGTTTGATTTTTTCTTATTAAACAAAACTTGAATACTATTATAATTAAATCTGTTATCAATTCCACAAAATTCTCTTAATGTTTTATTTTTGATGTTAATTTTTCATTTGTTTTTATATTTATAAATTCATATATCCAATTAAAATTATTATTATTAATACCAGTTGATTGTAATTTGCGTTTTTCTTTAACTTCTTTTGTATTTAATGATTTTTTTAATTGGTGTTTTCTATAATTATCACCATTCCATTTCTCTTTCATGACATTGGACACACATTTATGAAAATCATCTGTCCACCAAAAATATATTAACTCAATTTTTTAAAGTACTCTGACACACTGTTCCAATCAGATAAATGCCTCAACATTTTATTTCTTTTAAAGAATTGAATAATATCTTTAGCAGTCATCTCATTAATATCATATTGTTTATATGTATCCATGATTGGATTTTTTATCTCATTTGGTATATAATTAAGATTGATTAAAATTGTATTTCTTTTATAATTATCTCTAATCATTTTCTTTTCTTTAACTATATAATTTTCTACTTCTTCATCAGTCAATGGCTCTCTTGTGTCGGGAATTAATTTACCATCCATATCAGTTCCTAATGGACAATACACATCAACATCATCATTATCCATCCATTCACTTTTTCTCATTTTCCTGTTGACTTTAATTTTAAATGTGTCAATATACTCTTCAATACCCAATTTGAAAATCTTCTCTGCTGTTACAGGGCCAACACCACGCCTAACACCAGCGATGTTATCTGAATTATCACCTTGAAGTATTTTCATTTCCAATTCAATTTCAGGGTTAAGGCATTCTACTAAACTCATTGATTTTGGGTCATACTGATGCACATTCTTGTGAGCAAGCAACTGATGCATATCACCATCATTAGATACGATTATCACCTTTTCGGTTTTGAAAATCTCATTTGAAAGAATACCAATGATGTCATCACCTTCAGTTCTTGGTAATTTTATAACATAAATATTTTTGAATGTTTCTTTTATATCATTAATGAATTCTTCAAATACTTCAAAGAATCTAACCCAATCGATTTGAATTTTATTTTTCTCTCTTGCACCTTTACGATGCACCTTGTATAGGTCATAGAAATCATATCTCCAGCTTCCCTTTTCGTCAAAGGCAAGTACCAATTTGTCAGGATTAAATTTTGTAACAACACTGAATATATTATTCAATACAGCATGTCTCCATAGATAGAAATTTATACCATCATCAGGATTATGAAATATTGTAGAATATAAACATCTATAAGCAATGTTATGACCATCAATAATCAGTACAGTCTTTTCTTTGTCAACGGCATCATTTTCATCGTTACCAAATATATGACTAAATTCATTCATTGATATTTTCTCTTTTCAAATTTAATATTTTTATTTTATATTTTTTATGAAGTTTATTATTATTTATTTTTCATTTTTTATAAAATTTGTTGATAAAATGTTAGTTTTTGAATGTTTGGTTATTTTATTGAATATTTCAATTATTCTTAATGGAAAATCTTTAAGTTCAATTATTCCATATCGCAATTTCATTTCTGTTTGTAAAAGTTTCATACAAAAATAAGCATCAACCAAATCTTCTGATGGTGATTTGTATGGTTTTAAATGGCTCAAATCGGGTTTTGTTTTATCTTCTATTTTAATATATTCATCACCCATTTCAACTTTTCCAGCATTTCCGTTAACTGCAAATTTTTTAATAGTGGTTGGTTCATATATTCTTAATGGGATTGAAATGTCGTATATTCCTAATTTAGCACACATAGTAAATTCTGCAATATCAAACACCCTACCGTGTGCAGCAAAAGCATAACCTTCAAATGCACAGTATGTATTATTCATAAGATATGCATTATTTGAATTAATAAAATCAAGTGTTTGCTCTCTCATCCAAATTGCTTTTTCCATATCATTTGCAAATTGCTTTTTATGATAAAATATTAAATTGTCATCCAATTTTGCTGTCTTCTTGACGCTCGTGAATCCTCTATATTGTGTTTTTATAATATCGAGATTATCATCTAATTCTGATATCATTATTCCGGGAGAATTCTTACTATAATCTACACCAATAATAAACATCCCTACTCCTATATAAAAAACAATTTGTGGTGACTATTATTTGTAAAGTACTGTTTAATAATATCGTATGACAGTTCCGTAATGTGTGTATTGTTGTACTTTATAAAGTCATTAACATCTTTGATATTCCTTTTACATGAATATTCTTTTAAAAATAATTTCCAATTGAAAACATATTTACCTTGTTTCAATAATTCTAATGATTTTTTACGTCCACTTTTATCATTATCGAGTAGATAATATTTAAAAGGAAACACTTCCAACTCTTCAACTTTATCTTTCAGTCCTGTCATCCCAATACTATTAATAATAAATATGGAATCAATTGGACCTTCAAGGACAATAACTGGTTTTGTTCTGTCAACAAGATAGTAATTATAAATTGGAATCAACTTTTGGCCCATACGAGACAAATATTTGCAATCACTGTCAGGTTTTAAATCTCTTCCTTGATAATAATAAATTTTATCTTTATCATCATAGAAAGGAATAATCAATCTATTTTTATAAAATCCACCATCAGCATAAAACCATTTAGAGTGAACTGATTCTGGGATTAATCTTTCTTTACAATATTCAATTAACTTTGGGTATTTTTTAATACTTTTAAAAAAACTAACATCTTTCTTTTCATTAAATTTCTTGTGTGACCTTTTTATTTTTATTCTGTCAATTTTTTGTTTGAGGTTTTTAATACTCATTTCTTCTCTATTTGACATTTTTAATTTAGACAATTCTTTCATGAGTCTTTGATATTCAAAATTGAAGTATGTTCTTAACCACCGTTCAACTGACATATGAGTATTACAATCTCCATTATAACATTTGTATATCCACGGAGTGTATGCTGTATAAATGTGCCCTCTCTTTTTTGTGCTACTTTTTTTACTATCACCACATATCGGACATCTAAAACTATATGATGAGCCTGAAAAAATTGCATCAGGAAATTGTGTGTGTAATATATTCTTCACTTCGAGTTCAATCAATAATTGTTTTTCTAAATCGAAATTATTCATCAGTCCCCTTAAGATAATAAAGGGGAGATTTAATCTCCCCCAATGTCAATTATTCTTCCACTGTCATATTATCGAAGAAGTCTTTGTCTGCCTCTTCTGCAAAAACTTCATCTTCATTGAAATCTTCTTTAGTTGTGGTTTCTGCTTTTGCTTGGGGTTGTGCTTGAGCATAATCTGAAACGGCATTTCTTGGTGTGGATGTTTCACCCATAACTTTATTAAACTTAACAACAAGTTCATTATAAGATTTGAATTGAGCTTTTTCATTAAATTCACTCAATGGGAGTACTTTAGCCATTACAGCTTTAGCTTTATCTTCACCTTTACATATTTCAACAAGGCTCGTTTCAGTTTCTGAGAATACAGACGCATCATAATTAGGCATCAAGTCTTTACCAACTTTAGTCTTCTTGATTTTCAAGAAGAAATTAACACCAGCATCTTCATCAAATGGGATTGCACCTTCTCCAATAGCTTCCAAGATTTTATCATGGATTTTCTTACCAAATTTGAAGAGAAATACTTTACCTTCATTTGAACGATTCTTTTTGTCTTCAACAACAAGAACGTTTGAGTAATAAGATAGTTGTCTAAGACTTCTTCTGTCTCTTACAACTTGTTCATGCTCGTCCCAAAGTCTGTTATTGTCTTCACATACAGGGCATTGTCCATTTATTGTTGTTGGGCAATTGTCAATGTACCATCCACCAATACCTCTAAAATAGTGATTGTACTTACTTACAAAAGGAATGTCAACATCAGGCGCAGGAAGAAAACGGAGTGTTGCTTTTGCTGTTCCGTCATCTTTGTATTCTGGCATATAAATACGTTCATCTTTATAGCTACCACCTTTGTTTTGTTTCTTCATTTTTTCGATAGTTGCTGACCAATCTTTTTTAAACTTAGGCATTTCTGTCCTCCAATAGTTTATTTTAAAAATTTAAAAATTATATTATTTAATCTCTCAAAATGGAGATATTCTTTACTCTTAAACCTAATATTTTCTGATGGGTTTGTCAAGTACTTTCTGTAATAAAACAAATAAAAAATAGGTGTTATGAAATTATTCTTAATTAAATTATAAACTATACTTTCCCCATCAGATTTTATTTCAAAATTATCCAAAATATTAGTAGACTCGACCTCTTTTTGGATATTCAACACAAATTCTTTATCAACATCAAATTGTTTCTTTGTAAATAACTTTCTAATTTCTTTAATTCTTTTTTTATTTAATGATTTGATTAATATTCTTTTTTTCACAAATAGAGATTCATACAAATAAGCAATCACAAAATCGTCATGAGTATAGTAATTGTTTTCGATGTCGTTATAAATTCTTGAACAATGACGGACATTGTACTCTGTTGTCCGTTGGTATGCAAAAGATGTATAAACTTCGAATATAACTTTCTTTGCATCTTTAACATCCATAACATCATCAAATTTTTTATTTAATCTGTTGATGGTTGATGAACAATCAATCCATCTAACTGTTCCTTTATTAAATGTTTCTAATCGTTTAGTTGCATTCTCAATTTCAGTAACAATTTTTAACCCTTTAAATGTATATTTTTCTAAATTCTTCATAATAGAAAATATTAATAATGATGAATTTTTCATATTTATCCTAACATTTTTAATAATTCATTTGTTTCAAAATCGATATTGTATTTTTCTGCAAGTTCATTTTTGATTATCCATTTAGATTCACCGTCAAGAAAATATAAAATCTTTTTAATTCTGGTAAACTCATCAAGAAATACAACCGAATCAGACATATTTATTCCATGAGTTTTTTTGATTTTTCTTAAAATAACATTTAAGTTATTTTGTGTATCATTGGTATAAATTTCACTTTCAAATATCACTTGCAATTTTGCATAAGTAAACCCATATTTTTCTAATATATCATAGAAGCTACCCTTCTGTATATCATTAATAATTATTTCCTCGGATTTTGACACACTCAGTACTTCTTTTGATATCATATCCAATCTTTCTGACATTTTAATCTCCTATTCCCAATCAACAATTTCTTTTTCTTTTTTAATTTCATCATTAATTTTAATATCATTAATCATTGATATCGCACTCTTAGCCTTTTGTTTTTTTTCTTTAGTTGTTGCAGGGGTTTTTGCACCACTATATTGAATTTCGGCAATAGTATCTTCATCTTCACTAACTCTCATTTTTTCATAATTAACATTAACAGTGAGTTTCATTTTGTTAACCCCAAATCTATTTTTAAGAATTGACCAAATAAATTTCCCCTGCGATCGGAATTCTTCTGATTGTGTGATGGCGATTACAACATCAGCGGTTTGCACAAATCCAAGAGAATCTCCAGTATTTTTTAAATCAATTTCCGATGAACCAAAACCATCTCTGTTTGTTTGAATAGCAGAGATGATTGGGACATCAAATTCAATAGCGACACCACGTACCTCTTGTGTCACCCTTCCCATTTCAGTGTATGTACTATCAGATTTAACACGATACATTGAATTCATATTTCCAATTTGATCAAGATAAATTACATCGGGTATGAAATGTCTTAATTCTAATCCCTTCAATAGATTTCTAATTGTATTAGCGTTCATTGCTTTGGGAGCATATTCTCTAATGACAATTCTATTCTCGAAATTGTCTTGCATTTCTTTATATCGTTTATGGAACCTATCCTTTGGTATCGCTTTTAAATCATCCATAGCAATGTCAAAGAAATTTGCCAACATTCTTTCACCGGTAGAATTTTCTGACAATTCACATGAAATGTATAACACATTTTTATTGTTCAACACATCACCACAAGCCAATGATGACATCACTAATGATTTACCCATATTAGTTTCAGCCATAAATAGATGGAGTGCTTTAGTGTGTACCCCTCCGTCAATTAACTCATTTAGTCTTTTGATATTCGTTGGTACTATATGTTTCTGTTCGTGTAAATGTTCATACATCCTATCTTCGGATGCAAATAAATCTAATCCAATCTTCTGGTCGAAAGAGAATGCAAATGCATCCCGTAATTTATTGGGTGCATCTACATTTCCTTCTAAGCCTTCTTCATCACCCAATGACATTATTGTCCCATAACAAACATTAGAAACCATTTTCTCTCTAATAAACTTCTCTAATTCGTCAAGTAACATTTCATCATCGTATTTATCTGAATCGATTGCCATTACGGTATCTTTCAAATGTATACGATTGGTTTCAGACAATTTTAATATAGATTCATGTGCTTTAGGGAACTTCTCATACTTATCAAGATGAGCAAGCATCTGTTTTACAATTTCTCTATTTTCATCTCTATCAAAAAGTTCAGGATTGAGATAAGGTAGTATTTTTTCTCTCACTGATTTCTTTATATATAGAAATTTTATTAATAAATCTTCATAAAAATTTGTGTCATTGGGCATTTTATCAACGGACTCCTTATCCAATCATTTCGTCAATTTCTTCTTGTTCATTCAATATGTCAGTATAAGCATCAAAGGCGTACACCTTCTCCAAATATTGTTTGATATCTGTATCCATAAATATTGGTTTCCAAAAAGCTGCATTATAAATATCAAGTTCTTTTACGAATTTATCATCTTTGATGTGTGTCCTGGCAAATCCAGTACCTCTACCAGCTTTACCTTCAATGACGTAACCACCTTTAATCGCATCATCAAGCATTCCATAATAAGGGTCAAGACCACCATTATGTTTAATTCTAAATTTCAATTTTGTTAATTCTTTACAATAACGAGACTTTTGATTTCGTATTGAAATTATATGTCCAGTTATCACCTTCTTTGAACTATCATTTTTATCGACTTCTTTATCTTTTGCTCTTGTCATACCAAGTAATACACAATCACAATTAAACATAATTTTACGTCCACCCGGAATTGCAAGTGCATCACCAAACCCACCAATGTTATCATACACGTGGTTGACAATAAACCATGTTGCTTTTGTATTAAGAATAATATTTGCTAACTTGTTCTTTTTCTTGGGGTCTGTCATATCCATCACATCTTTACCAGACAATCCATCTTGTAATGTTTTAGATGTTAACAGCGTTCCCCACGAATCCATAACAACAAATGTTTCTTTTTTCTCTTCTCGTGTCATTCCTTCAAAAATACTAAGAATGAATTTGGTTAACTTCTCAATACTGCTGTCTTGGAAGACATAAAGTTTAGACTTGCTTGTGTCAATACCTAATGACTTTGCCATTTGAATGCTGAACGCTCTTTCAGTATCGATAATTACAACTTGCATTCCTCTTTTCTGTGCATTTTTAATCGCAGACATCGCAACAAATGTTTTACCTAACATTGATGGAGCAGATATCATTGACATCTTACCAATCGGTATTCCACCATTAACTTTTCCACTCAACAAAATATTAAGTGTTACAACATTTGTAGATAAAAATTCCGGTGTTCCATCGTCTTTTTCCAAATCGAGATAACACTCATCCATCATATCTTTGATTGCTTTGTCTTTGCTTGCCAGTTCAAAAATGCTCTTACGTGCCATTTGTCCATTCTCCTTAAGAAAAGTTTATAAAATCGCTTGCACATGTAGTATCGACATTGACCTTTCCCCATCCAACAACATCATAGAATCTTTGTAATATAGACTCAAACTGTTTTTTCCACTGTTCTTCTTTATCAATTTTAAATATATTTTTAAACTGTTTGGGGAATTTACCAATATACCCAATGACATTTGTATCCAACTCATTATTAGGATGAACAAATACCAGCTTTATATCAGAACCATCACCAACAGTTTCCAAACTCAAATCGTATTTAGCAACCAGATAATTATAATTAACTGATGCTCTAACGTGTTGCGGTAAACTTTTTGGATATATTATCTTTTCATTTTCTAAGAATGAATCCATATCGAACCCATACTTACTATAATTTCTTACCGAACTACATTTTGAAATTCTTTCAATGCTATCCTCATAAAATTCATCATAGATATCACCCAATTGTTCAGTGATAGCACCAAGGTCAGTAATCTCCATGATACTTCTCATTAGTTTATCCAGATGTTCTACACAAAATAGTGGAGTTGTAGTTCGTACAGTTTCAATTCCAGTTTTAGAAAGTTTAGGCTTATCCGTATAAAGAGTGCCATCTTTGTATTGTGTTTTTCCTTCATCATCAAGTACCAAGTCTGCATATTTTTTCTTCTTGATTGTTAACTTTTTGAGAATTATTTTTTCTCTTTTGAAATTAATCATTTGAGGCACATCAAATTTTTTTGCATATTTGTCAAGTTTCTTTTCAAAGAAAGGTTTTAAAAATCTCTTGTCAAATATATTTGCAAATTGTCTAAACTGTTCATTATCTTTGAACTTAATTTTAAGTCCTTTTATTACTTCATCAAGACAGATATAGTTTGAATCTGTATCGATAAGAACTACGACATCATCTTTGATTTGTGGTATGATTTTATCCTTTGCTAACTCGGGTAAATATTTCCACGCAGTCTTATGCCAATTGTTCTTCATGTACATATTTATTTCATCAGATAGATATTTAATTAAATGCCTTCCACCAACTGTAATAGCTGAAGCATTCTTAGCATTATAAAATGCAAAGTGTGGATTACCCAAAACACCGTACATTGAATTGATAAGAATCTTTCTTATAAGCTGTTGACTGTCATAATATGCTGCGGAATGCCCTTCTTCGGATATTTCACCCATTAGGCGTTCGACAAACTCAATTGGTAAAAATGTATTTTTAGATATCATTTCTAAAGTATTATTCTTTTCCATTCCGTCAGCAACTTTTGATTTTTGCTTTAGGCGTTTTCTTTCATTAAATATTGTTTCAACAATTTCTGGGAGCACACCTTTAATATCTTTACGATAATAAATTCCAGATATTTGAAAATGACCCTGTGGTGTGTCACACTCATAAACTTCACTTGCTGGTGTTTTGATAAGACCTTCAGTGTTTTCAGGGTTATACACAAGTGTCTCAGGACTGATATTATACATTATAATCATTCGAGGGTACTCAGACTCAATATCATATGACAAAAGATACTTAAACAATCCCGGCAACGCATAAACATATCCTCCCGGATATGATTCTTTATGAACATCTGGTGGGTCGGGAAACATGATGTTCTTTCTATGGAAATAATGAGTAAAATATCCTGTCACCAATGCAATAGTTGAATACACTCTTTCAAATGGAATCAATGCTTCATAACAAAAACTAACAATAAGATGGATAAATTTCTTTTTATCTTCAATACCTTTTGTCACCCTCACGTCTTGAACATTATATTCAACAAATAAATTCCAATCAGTTTTATATATCTGATTTATCTCACCTTCAAAATCTAATTTGCCTTCATTTATTTCATACATAGCAACATTATTTAGT